ATTTACATCTACGTCAAGTGTATCAATATGTGCAGTACCATCTATGAAAAGGTCTTTAAATTCTAGAGAGCTTGTACCTAAATCTACATCACTATCTGTTACTGGAGCTAATACTCCATCAGAAATTCTAATTTGTTCTACTGCTGCTGAAGATACTTCAACAAAGAATCCCCAAGTGTTGCCTGATACAGCAATTTTATTTAAAAAGTCTAAATCACCTATTGTATGAATATTACCACCATGTCCTGCTGTGCCATCATGCCTGTGTCCTGTAGAACCTACAGTACTTGCATGATACGCAAATGCATTGACTAGTTGATTGTATTCGTCATTAAATAAAGCTGCTGTGATAGTATCACCATCACTCATTGAACTTTGTCGTGTATAACTGTATGCCTTAATTATTGTCTCCCTGAAGGTACGTAATCTATATATAAACCATTAACTGTATAAGGTGAGTTTTGATCATCACTAAATATTCTAAAATAATTACTATGTCCACTTCCCTCTACTACTTGTCTTGTTATCGGATCAGAAGCTGCTCCAAACGTATGTGCTGCTGTAGCACCAAATACGGCTGTTCCAAACTACGAAGGCTTATCAATGGATAAACTGTAATCAGAAGGCTGTGGAGTATCTGGATCATCGTAATTATATCTTATTCTTAATTTGGTAGCTACTGTGCCTTCTGGTGTTGCTGATATTTTAACGTATTTTAAAGTCTTTAATGTGCCTAAATCTCCGTAATCTAAATCTGGTGTTTGGTATTCTGCTTTAATATTTGTTTCTACTTCAGCAGGATTAAAACTATTACCTGTATCGTGATTATATACATAGCCATTATAATCTCCATGATAATGCTTTTCAACTCCACTATAATTAAAGCCTGAAGCTGCTGCAGTACTTGCGTCTATACCAAAAGTTTCTGACCATTGAAATTGGGTAAAGCCTTGTTCATTTGTTTTAAGTGTACCTATTATACCTTCTGATGCTGTACCAGTAGAACTTGAACCATAGTATAAGCGATATTGAGATTTATTTCTAATAACAATAGTGCTTATATTATAAGTTCCTACATTGTCGGCAATAAATTTTATTACAGGTTGAATAGATCGACTAACTGTACCCAATTCAACGTCACCAATTCTTACTGTACCAGCGAGTGTTCTAATACCATCTGGTGCTAAGAATACTAAGTCACCACCAATTTCTTGAATACTTCTACCATCTAAGCAGCCTATGTTCTTGGTAATTGGTGCTACTGCTATGGAAGCAGCAACATTTATATTACTTAATTTCCAAATACTATTTCGACAGAAGATTATTAAATCATCCCTAAAGCTTTTAAGTCCTACTACTTGATCATCTAACATAATTGTACCAGCACCAGTAGTAGTAAAATCATCTATATCATTTGTACCACTATAATGAATACCATTAGGTTCTGTACTTGAACCACCTACAACTAAATGCTTGTCGTGCATAGTACAAAACTTTGGATAAACTGAGCCGTCAACTGTAATTGTGTCAGCAAAAAAGGTACGACTACTTAATGCAGAACCTGTACCTGTCATCTTAAAATAAAAAGGTAGTGCACCTGATCCTTCATCGGTTATAATTACTTCTCCGTAATCAGTATCACCTTCAAAAGTTGCAAAATGAGCTTTACCTTGTGAGGTTCTAGCTACAGCACTACGACCTGTAAAGGCTGTATAGTCATCTCCTCCAGCATCTACACTTCCCATATTAATCTGTAGCCAACTTTCTCCGTCTTGACTAAAATAAATATTAGTGCCTGAACAAGCTATTACTCCATCTGCGTAAACATGTAAGCCTAATATTTGGTTAGCACTATTTGGTTTAGCTACACTACTACCACCAAATACTGAAAATCCATTTACTCTTCTATAACCACCTGCTATATCAACTTCAAAGTTTCTTAACCTTGTTGCTGCTCCGGGTCTACGTAAAAGCTCGAAAGAACTAGAAGATTTGTCGAGTCCTCCTTCACATGCTAGTGCGTATGGTTGTGATGGCATTAGATATGATCCGTTGACATATAGTCTTTAGGTGTAGGGTTCATTAATGCAGATCGCATTTGTTTTAATCCTTTTTTATAATCTTCTAAAGCGAAGGCTGCTTGTTGAGGAGCATCTTTAAACTGATGGAAATGATAACGTGCTCGTGCCATTAATACTGGAGAATAGACATCTGGAAAAACTGTTGCATCTCCATGAGCATCTAATGCTGTAGGTAAATCCCAAGCAAAGAACCAGACTCGATAAATTTTATCAGGTATAGGACTTACTCCAAATTTTCTAGCATCAGGACTTCGTATAATAAATCTTGGTTGTCCATAAGTTTGTGCATTAGCATCGTCTTCATTTTCTGATTCTCTTAAATGATCTTTCCATTCTTCAGTTGTAACAAAACTTAAATTTTGACTAGTATAAGGAGTACTTGCTCCACTTACACCTATAGTAGTTAGATAAAAGTTATCCCAATCTACTGAACCATAATCTGCTGTAATACTAGAACTGGAAGCTTTTAATTCATACCACCGAGTTCCTGCTACAGTTTCTACATAGACATTACCATAAAAAGGATCAGTTGCACCACTTTCTCCTGTGGCTAAGAAAGCCCATTGAGGCTCTGCCATTACTATATCACTATATGCTCTATTGATACAATCTTGAGCATGAGCTTGTATGCCTACTGCATCACCAAAGTTTGATGAAGTTAAGACAACTTCGTTTAGTTCTCTTAACAGTTCGTTAGTTAAGTTTAGATATGTTGCCATCTTTTATTTATCCTTACGTTTTAGTTTTTTTAGCTGCTGCCTTAGCTTTTTTTCTGGCTTTTATACGTGAGCCTATTCTTCCAGTAACAGCTCCACCTACATTAACTGGTCCTTTTGTTTT